CTGCAATCGAGGAAAATACCGAATGCCGGATTGCACGCCCGGATCACGTCCTCGTCGAACACGTCGGCATCGGTGTAGCACCGAAAATCCGAAATTTTCGACCTACCCCCCTGATATCATTGAAGAATTAGCAAAACGGCATCAGCGTACCATCGAAGCGGCATAACGATACCATCAGCTAAGTGACGCTTATCCTCTTACCATCATGCTTGTTCCATGGATGATCGGGATCGAGCGGTGTCCCATCGACCGAGCAACCATGAGCACCACGTCCATGCTCCCTGTTGTGGCATCGACTGCACAAGGCCTCGAGGTTGAACGGATCGTAGGCTAGTCCTGGTGCATGGTTGGTGGGGATGACGTGATGGACATGGGCCATGTACTTGGCCTGATGCATGTCGGTGTTGCACCGAGCACAACGATAGCCGGCATCGAGCAGGGCTTGCTTGCGTGCTACATGACGCCAGCGTGCTTTCTCGTATAGGTGCCTGGGGTGAGGGGCCATAGCTGAAGCCCACCTTTCGGGAAGGTGCGGGTCCGGCGTCTTGCCGGTGTGGCCGGTTCGCGCTTAGAGCCTCGTCCTTGGCACAGCCTTGAACTGGGAAACCCTGACCACGTCGATGCTACATCTGGGTAGCACCGAACAACGGGGACGCTATACCCATACGGAACCGCCTAGCAAGCCCGCTGGTGCGTTTTTCCTATTGTACCCTAGGACAGGTAGCGGCTTCTGGTTTTAACGCATGGGCGGCCTCGGCTGGCCCGGCGCGGGGCATCTCAGACTGCCGCCACCATGTCGATTGGCAGCGTATGCCGGATCATGCCGAACAGCACCTCGACCCTGCCGCGGGCATCCACCCGGTCCACTGACGCTACCAGACCGGAATAGATCCCGCCATCGTCGACCCGAACGCTTTGACCCGGTTTCAGGTTGCTGGCGAAGTATCGGCCACGCCGGGAGGCTGTGATGAACCCGTCGAGCTCCTGCTGCTGCTTGTCGTAAATCGCCAGCACCGCCTCGTGCGGCAGCGTCACCGGATCGTCACGCTCGTTGCGCAGGAAGTCGCGCACGCCATGGACGCCGAGGATCGCGTCGGTGTCGCAGGCCTCGGCCTGGCGCACGAAGCCGTAGCTCGGGAACATCGGCCGGACCACCAGGCGGGTGATCTGGCGTCCGCGGTGGACGCGACCGGTCCGGATCCGGCGCCGCAGCACCGGGGTGAACATTTCGATTCCGAGCAAATGCAACCTCCAGACGGTGGTGATTTCCTGCTGGGAACCGGTCAGGACGACGTACCAGGGTGACATGCCTCGGTTCCCTTTCTTGGTTCCCTTTTATTGCTATGCAACACTAAATTCCTTTCGCACCTGCGTTCCATTTGTGCCGTGCTGCCCCAGTCATCCCCCAGTGAGCGAGGCTCCCTACCTCGCTCGCTCTGGGGGTACTAGGGGGGAGCGCGACACAGGGAGCATGACAGGGAGCAAGGTAGTAGCATGACAGGGTCATATGAGGTTTCTCGCAATGCGGTATAAATGTCTGGACGGTGCCCCATACGGTTGCACCGCAACACGTCCAGCGGTCATTAGCCGGTCGAGCGCGTCGGAGAATTGGTCTTTTGATACCTTCGCTGACCTGGCCTCCCTGGTCTCGGCGAACAGCGTCGGCGCGTAATTGTTGGCATTCCGTTTCGCGCTTAGGTTGTCGCCTTTGGCTGTATCCTTATCGAGCAGTTCCATAAACAGCGCATCGGCCACCGCATTCGCTGCCGCCTGTTCCGGTCCGCTCGGCGCCCGCGTCGGCACGAACAGGCCGTTGGCCCATTGCAGCTCGATCTGCTCGGCCAGGGCGCTGTAATTGCTTTTCATGAATTCCAGCACGCGAGTTCCAGGATCGTCGTCGTTGTCGTCGTCCCTGCCCTGGACGTGCATGTAGGCCCTGGCCCGCACCGAATTGTGCCATTGGGTGGACCCCGACAGCCCGGTCTTGCTGGCGATGCCGGTCAATGACGGATGCGCCGACATGATGACGTAACCGTTGGCGGCAATCGCCAACTGTCGCATCAGCGCCACAAATTGCCGGACATGGCTGCGGTCGATCTCGGATCCGCCGAACACGTCGGCGACGTTGTCGATCACGGTGCAGACCGGCTGCACCTTACGCACCTCGGCCAGCAGTTCGCCATAGAGCGGCGTCGCCACCATGCGGCCCTTGCGGTCGAGCCCGGCCAGCAACGGATCGGCGCCGCCGTCGACCAGGGGAAACAGATGCAGGCCGTCGGCGACCTCACCAAACGTCGCGTTGTAGCTTTTCAGCACCGGCTGCAGCCGGCGCACAAGTTCAGCCTCGTTGTCCTCGCAGTTGATCAGCACCACCGGTCCCTGCTCGGGCACCGAGCGCAGCCAGTCGCGGCCCAGCACATGGGCGGTGGCCAATTGCAGGAACAGGATGCTCTTGCCGATCGCACCCTCGCCGGACATCAGCGCGACGTTATGCCGGGGAAAACGATCGCGCACGCCCCATTCGCGTTCCGGGATCGGCTCGGTGTCATAACGCGCAATATTGACGCGGACGAGTTTTGGCAGTGGCGGCGGCGTGTATGGTTCCGGATCGGGCTGCCATGCCGGCGGCGGCTGTTCTTCCAGCAGCAGCTCGGGCACCGGTTCGGCCAGTCCTACGGCGACGAGGGTTTCGACCTTCTCGCGGCCTCCGAGTTCGTCAACCAGATCATGCATCTCGGCCCGCTCGATCAGCGCCTCGGCGATCAGGCCGCGAGGTGCGCCCCTGGCGACGAACATCGCACCTTCGACAATGCAATTGTGGAACACGACCGATCGGCTGGCTGCCCCGTTGGCCGACGTTGCGATCATCTTCGCCCACGACTTTACGCCCTCGGCAAAAACACCGAGACCTGGCGGATCAACGCTGTGGACGTATTCGCTGGGCATTAAGCCGCCTTCTTATTGTTGGATGTGGGCGCCTCCCTGCTCCTCGATCGCATGGCAACTGCGATAGACCAGCCGCGCGGCGTTCTCGAACTCCATCAAACTACAGGGCATTCTTGCGGCCATGATCAGGCGGATGGCGGTTTCCATCAGGCTGTGGGCAATAATGCCGGTGGTCTCATGCATCGACAGCGTCCCCGCTTCCGGAACCTGGCTCATGGCAATGTCGATCCCCTCGGCGACCTCGACCTGCAAACTGCAATAAAGCCGCTCGCCGGCGAACACCTGCTCCATCGTCCAATCGCGCGCCGTCACCCCATCTCCATTGACCAGCATCAAGCCTCGCTCCCTGTGTTTCATGTGAAATTAACCCTTCAGCCGATCGACCACGGCGCCGACGATCGACGACGGGTTGCCTTGCCCGTCGCGCGTCATGGCGTGGCCGATGGTTTCCAGTTCCACGCCGTGCTGCAGGCACAGCGACAGCAGCACGGCCCCGTCGCGCGCGATCGCCTCGACCTGCTCGCCGCTTCGTCCGCCGTTGATGAATACCTCGCCCGGCGCGTCGTCAGCGTAGTAGCCGATCGTCACGGTGTGGTTGCGCGACAGCCCGCCGAACGAGACCTCGAACGTCTCGGCCCGGCGGCGCAACGGCAACGGGCGTCGGCGGGTCATGATCGATCCCCTTCAGAAAAACCAAAACGCAGCCATCATCGCCAGAATGAACATCAGCACACCCTGCAACGCACCCCACCAGCCCGATTCGAGATACCACCACACCGTGCTGACGGTGCCGAGGGCGCCGACCAGCACGTCGACGATGCGGACGACGAGCTGGCCGCGCCGATACAGCACCACGTTGAGAAAATCGCCGAAGTCGTCGACCCACCTCGCAACGCGGTGCGGTATCTTGATCTGCATCAGGCGAGCCTCAATTCGCCGCCGCCATTACGCCGCCGGCGAAAGCGGTTCATGCCGAACAACGCAAACGCCGCCACGAGCAGGCCCGGCAGACCGGCGCCGACGATCGGACCGGGAACGCCAGCCGCCGGTTCGATGAAGAAGCTGTCCGGGCCGTCGTTGAGGCCCGACATGCTTGCGACGAACAGGATGGTGTCGCCGGAATTGACGCCGGAGAGCGTGAAGCCGCTCAATGTGTAGTCCGGGAAGCCGGTGCCGTTGTTGATGTCCGGCACGTTGCCCGCCGTGCCGCCGGTGTAGGACGCCAGCACCGTGTGCGTGGTCAGGTCCAGCATGTAGAAGCTGTTTAGGGTCTCGGCCTGGTTGGTGGAGTTGATGTCGACGCCGATGGAGAAACCAAGATTGCCCAGCGTTGCGCCGTTCGCCAGCAGGAACGTCAATAGCGGCGAGCCGCTGCCGATGGTGTATCCGGTGGCGAAGGTGTTGTCGGCGAGTGTGTTCCTACCGCCATTGCCCTGATCGGAGAACGCACTGATAGTGGTGAGGTTGCCTGCGTTGGAATAGTCGTTATAGCCGAAGCCGGAGGGCTGTTGCGGCTGTGTCGCGCCGCAGATGATGCAGGGCGCGTTCAGCGGCTGGTTGCCGTCTGGCACCGTGGCCGCCAGCGTGGCGTTGCCGGAATTGGTGGTGTTCCAGTCGACGCCACCGAGGGTGACGAAGGTGTCCGCGCTGGCCGGCGATGCAATCGCAATTGCCCCCACCGCAATCGATGAAAGTAAAAGTTTTTTCAACATGCGTCTCTCCTGTCTTTTCTTGGTGCGATGGCGCACCGCGGAACGCGGCATATCCGCGCTCTGCGATGGGTCACTACTGCACCGCGATTCCGGCCCGCACGACGCCCCAACCTTTGAGAATTTCGATCGCATCCTTGAAGCCGTCCGCAATCTCGAAGCTGTGGCCGGCCGCGCGCAGAAACTCGGCCAACTCCTCTTGCTCGTCGGTCAGCTTATTGCCGCGCCGCTTCAGTTCGAGAAAGCAGACCCGACCACTGAGGTGCATGAAGATGAAATCCGGCCAGCCGCGCACCGTGCCCATCCGCTTCAGCCGCGCAGCGGTCGCCTTGTTGCGCAGCTCGCCGAGCGGAATGTGGGTATAGCGCCAGCCTGTCAGCTTCCATCGCCGGATCGCATCGGCGACCGCGCATTGCAGCGCGAATTCCTTTGCCGGCGGCGCCTTGGTGCCGCGCTGCTTCTTTCCCTTGAACAGGCTGAGTTGGCCCGTCATCACGCAACTTCATCGTCGGCGAGGATGGGCATCACGCCGATCTGTTTCGGGAGTTTGAAAATCTGCGGCGCCAGTTGCTCGCGCGTCACCTTGCCGCCGGTCGCAGCCTCGATGCGAATGGCGAGCTCGGCCGAAATCCGGCCGGTGTCCTTGGCTTTCCAGATCGCGTTCTGCGTATAGCCGACCGCGCGCGCGAGTTTGCTTTGACCGCCTGCAAGCCTGATGGCGCGTTCGAGCGCGCGTTCCGCATGGGTAATAGACATTTGCACGAACCCCGAGAGATCGATGATCCCTGCCGTCGTGGTTCGGTTCGACAAAAGGGGCTTGTCGGCGTGCAATCGTCAACCAGATAAAAATATTTTTTCTGCAACACGATAACGGGTTTGGTTGTTGCACGCGCTGTTCGCGGCATTGCAACCGGCGTCGATTTCCGAAACGTCATTTTGGAAAAGTCAAACGTCACAAAACCTTTATCAACAATTTTGCTTATAGCTGAGGTTGTAGATCGGGCATTGCCAGATCTTCCCGATTCACCTTGAAACAAGGTGTTTTGGCTTACAACCGCAATAAGTCGTGGGGGTTGACGAAGGCTTTTCGACGAAGACCAAATATGCGGGACGAGAAAAACTTCCGGAGGTTGCGAACAATGAAAGCCAGAAAGTCCGCGAAGAAGTCCGCGAAGAAACAGGCTTCCGCCGCCAAGAAACCCGCAGTCAAGAGAGGCCGGCCGCGCTCATTGAAGGCCGGTCGCTAAACCAACCGAACGCCAACTCTCTGCAACTGCCTGGCCGGTGACGTCGCGTCATCGGGACGGAGATGCTTTGCCATGCTGACCGCCGAGCAGCTGCGGCTGCGCGAACCCTTCGACGTGACTGGCAGTTTCATGCCGCCGTTATGCGAAGGCAATGGCGCCCGGATCAATCGTCAGTTTCGCGAACGCACTGGCCTGCCGGTCGAGCCAATGGTCGAGACCTGGCCAATGAAGTTCGGCTCGTTCAACGAGCCGCTGGTGCTGGACTATCACGAAGAGAAAACCGGACACGCCATCACGCGCCGCGGTGAGGTGGTGGCCCATCCGCAGCGGCCGAACGTCGGCGTGACGCTCGATGGCTTTCGCGAGGCTGATAATTGGATCCTGCAGGTCAAATGCTGCGGCGGCTGGCAGTCGCTGCCGCACATCATCAATTACTACACTTGCCAAGCCTGGCTCGAGGCCGAGTGCACCGGTGCTGCCGGCGCCTCGCTGCTGATCATGCATGGCGGCAGCGAGCCGGTCGAATATCCGATCCACGTCGACGACGCCTGGCGCACCGCCGTCTATGCGCGGATCGACGAATTCCTCGACTGCGTCGCCAACCTGGTCGAACCCTATCCCACCGTGATCTCGCCGATCGTGCCCCCGGAAAAATGGCGGCGGATCGATCTCAACGAGGACGATGGCCTACCGAACTGGGGCGACCAGATGAGAGAGTTGATCACGCAATGGGATGAAACCTCCGACGCGGCGAGAATAAACAACGCGGCCAGGGACCAGATCAAGCGACTGCTGCCCGACGACGTCGGCCGCGTCACCTATGGCGCCAAGATCATCGCGCGCGCCAGGAACGGCGCAGTTTCCATCAAGCGCGCTAGCAGGGAGGACTGATGACCGACGTCGAAAAACTCCTCACCCTGCACCAGCTCGCCACCGAACTCGGCGCGCTCGAGCAGGCGCCCGAATTTGAGTTCGCCGGGATCGGCGATCTCGATCTGATCAAGGCTGTGGCGATCGACATCTACCGGATCGACGGCGACTGGAACGACGCCGACACGCTGCAGCGCGTTCATGCCTACAAGATCGCCCACACAGCCATCACCAGTTTCGTCCGCCAGATTTTACGGAGCGCATGATGGCAAAGAAAAAACCGCAGCCAGTCGTCTGCGTCGTGTGTGAGACTACATTTTTCTCGACCATGGCAGGCAGGGTCTACAACGCCCCAAAGTTTTGTTCCGATCACTGCTTTTACATCGATTACAGGCGCAAGCATCCAGAGAGGTTGAAGGAGTCGCGCCGCAAGACTCACATGAAGTACAGAGAAAAAGACCTCGCGAATAACAAAATGTGGTGGCGCAAGAACAGCAAGAAACTGAAAAAGAAAAGGGCCGATTATCAGAAGGCGCTGCCGCGTGAAAAGACCAGCGAGTATTCCAGACGCTACTACAAGAACAATCAGGTCAAAGAGCGCGATCGAGCATACCACTACTACTACATTGGAACCGAAGCACCGAAAGGAGATTTAGGATGGCTAAAAAAAGCAAAGACAATCGTGCGAAACGCACAACGCCAAATCGTGTTCGGCGCGACGCCAGAAGCCTGCGTTTCGCAACGGAGAAAGTCAGAACCGGAAAAGACTTCGCCGACCTGATGTCGAGCCTGATGACCGATATGCTCGGGGAGAAGGTCTCCCCGGATATAGGCAACGCTGTATGCAATGCCGGTGGCAAGTTGCTGAAGGTGGTCGAACTGCAATTCAGATACGGACGAGCCGACTCCGATGGAGAGAGGCAACTCATGTTGGCAATGCATAATCGGAAATCCGCCAAAACCATCGAACCGGCGAGAAGGTGAGCGCAGCATGAACCAGCTCGTCATCACCGACATTCACGCCAACCTCAAGCTTGCAGAGGCGTTTGCCGACGCAAAACTGGTGCCGGATCATTTCAAGAAATCGGTCGGCGACTGTTACATCGCCGTCAACCTCGCCAACCGGTACGGGATGGATCCCTGGACCCTGATGCAAGAGCTCTACATCGTCAACAACCGGCCGATGATGAGCGGCAAGCTGGCGATCGCCATCCTGAATCACTCGCTCGCCGAGCCGTTGCGGCCGGAATATTCCAGCGAAGGCGATGACCGCACCATCACGCTGACAGGCCGCCTGCAAGGCGAGGCCGCGGCGCAACAGGTCAAGCTCAAGGTCAGGGATGCGCGGACCGCCAACGAGCAATGGAAGAAGAACCCGGATCAAATGCTCATGTATGCCTCGGCCCGGACCTGGGGGCGTCGGTTTGCGCCCGACATACTGCTCGGCATCGTGTTTGACGACGAGGAGATCCCCGGCGTCACCGCGCCGGCCTCGCCGCCTGCCGCATTGGCACCGGCGCCAGGCCTGAAGCCGCAAGCACCGCCGCCGCACGATCCCGAGACAGGCGAGATCAAGCCGCCGCATGAGATCGAGGTCCAGAACGATCCCAACACCAACGAACCCGAGACGTTCGTGGAGTGGGGCGCGCGCTTCCTCAACCACGTCAAGACATCCGGCACCACTGCCGAGATCGCGGCCTGGAATGAATTGAACGCCGACAAGCTGGTCGAGATCAAGGAAGCCGCCCCCAGGGTCTACACCAGGCTGGAAGCCGCCATCAATGCCCACCGCATCCGGCTCGAGGCCACCTGATGGAACGGGTGCCGATGATCGTGCAGGGGATCTCCCTGCATTCCGGCGGCGCCGAGGCGACCGCGGTGCTGTCACGGCTGAAGGCCGGGCAGCGCGTGCAGGTCGAGATATATCAGGAGCGTCCGAGGTTCCTGTCGAACCGGGCAGCCAAGGTGTTCGAGCTGATCGGCCAGGCCAAGGGGATGCGGGTGCGCAACGTCCGCGGCTGGATCGCGGTCGGCACCGGCCGCGCCGACCTGGTCGACATCGGCGGCGGCAAGGTGACGGCGATTCCGCACGGCACCGGCCCGCGCGACATGAACGGCGATCAGTTCGAGATGTTCTGGCAGGACGCGGTCGAGTTCATCGAGCGCGTGATCTTTCCAGGGATTTTACCGGAGCACCGCGAACTGATCGCGCCGCTGCTACGGATCGAAACCGGCGAAAGCCGGCCCGCACCCGCGCCGTTCTGAAAAGCCCACCCCTGCCGTCGTGGCAGGACGGCGCGGTGTTGCGGGAGGAGGCGACGATGGGAAGGGAAGAATTTTCGGTGTGGCAGTTTTTCGCGGATCCCGAGCAGCAGCCGGAATGCGTCCGCCGTCACGTCTCGGCGCCGGAGGCGGTGAAGGCGGCCTGCCACTACACCACCTCGGTCGGCGCCAGGTCCGGCTTTGTCGAGCGCGTCATCATCACCGACGGCGGCGACTGCACCGTGTTCGAGTGGCAGAAGGGCATTGGCATCATCTGGCCGGAAAAACTTGGAGAACAACATGCTTGACACGATCAGTAACAATACCAGCGCTGGCGAGCCAGCTTCGCACAACGAGAAAATGCGCGAGGCCATCAAGAAGGTGGTCGGCGAGCTCGCCACCGACGTGGTCAGGAACCTGAAGGATCTGCGCCGCCAGATCGACGAGCTCGAGCAGCTCGTCATGACCAACGCCGAGCGCGTTTCCGGCTCGCTCACCGAGCACGCCAACATCTGCGGCGAGGTGCAGCAGGAGATCGTGAGGCTAAACGGCGTCGTTGCCACGATGCGCGCCAACCAGAGCGAGGCAACCCAGGTGAACGGCCATGGCAGCAACTGAGAAGATCATCACCGCCGCCGACAAGTTGAAGTGCGCCGAGCGCGAATTGAAACAGCGTTATCGCGTCTATGCGCGGCTGGTAGACAAGGAAAAGATGACCCAGCAACAAGCCGACCGCGAGATCGAACTGATGGAAGAAATCGCCGCCGACTATCGGGCTTTGGCCGAAAAAGAACGGCTGCTTTGACCCAAGTCTTTGAAATCGCGCAGTTTTACCTATAGCCATAGCTATAGATTTATTAACGCAAATCAGGGTAAATGTGATGGTGCGTCGCCGTTCCAGCAAGGCGGTAATCAGGCCGCTGGATCCCTCCGATCCGCGAAGCCTGGATCATCCGTCCCACAAGGAACAGTGGCTGGCCCTCGCCCGCGCGCTGGGACGGCTGGATGCAAGACGGGACTTCGAAGCACTTCGCAGGGGCAAAACCATTGACCAAACTTCAGCTCGTAAAACCAAGCCCGATCCTTAGGGGCGCGATCTATGCGCGCTATTCCAGCGACGTCCAGAACGATCGCTCGATCGAGCGGCAAAATGCCGATCTGGAAAAGGTCGCGCCCAAGCTGAACATCGGACTGAACAAACGGCTTTACTTTGAGGATCGCGGCCAGTCGGCAACGACGCTGTTCGATCGGCCCGGCCTAACCCGCGGTCTGCTCGGCGCTGTCGAGCGGGGAGAGGTTGACGTTGTTCTGGTCGAGCACACCGACCGGCTGGCGCGTAAGGGCGCAGACAGCTATTGGCTGTTCGAGCAGTTCAAGTTTTACAACGTCAAGGTCTACACGCTGAAGGGCGAAGTCACCGACATCCAGCTTGCCTTTGAGAGTTACCAGAACCAGGCCGACAGTGAAAAAACCAGCTTTCGCGTTCACAGCGGTCACAACGATGCGGCGCGCGAGGGGCGCATCACCGGACCCTGCGCCTATGGTTATGTGGATGTCATCGGCAAGCCGGGCGAGAAGAACACAAACCCCGGCGAGGCGGAAATCGTCAACCGCATTGTTCTTGAGATGGCCAGCCGAAAGCCGCCGAGGCAAATCGCCTTCGACCTGACCCGCGACGGCATCCCCGCGCCGAAGGGTGGTCCATGGACCTTCCAGACCGTCGTCAAGATCCTGCAAAATGAATTGTATGTAGGCGTCTATGTGAGGAACAAGGTCCGCAAGATCCGGAATCCCAACACCGGCAACCGCGTCCCGCGCCCATCAGCACCCGAGGACATCCTGCGCGTTGAGATGCCCCGCCTGCGCATCGTGGATCAGGATCTGTGGGACGCCGCGCAAAAAGTCCGGCAGGATCGCGCCCACACCTACGGCGGCAAGCGAGGAACCGAGCGCGGAACGACGGCGCGCAAACTCCACCCGTTCGCCGGGTTGTTTCGCTGTTCCGAATGCGGAGGCAAGATGATCATCTGCGGGTCGGGCCGGAACGGCGATCGCTCGATCGCATGTTCTGCCGCCTGGTGGAACAAGAGTTGCTCGCACGGCAAGAGCTACAGCCTGACGCGGCTGACCAGGCATGCGACCGAAAAAATGCATGCTCACCTGACCGACCCGGATTTTGTCAAGGAACGCGCCAGGGAGCGCGAGAAGGAACTGATCCGCCTCGACCGGGAAGTCAACGGCGAGCGCACCGCCGCGCAGAGGGAACTGGACCGGGTCGACCTGCGGATGAAAAAGATCGTCCGGCTGATCGAGGATGACGACGGCGACGACGTCCCGGCGGAAGTTCAGGCGAGGTACAAGGAGCTGCGGATCGAACAGCGCGGGCTGCAGCAGCGCATCGCGTTGCTTGACGCCTCGTCCCATGCGCCGCTGCTGCCGGGCGCCGTCAAGGCGCTGGCAAGGGATGTTGACACCCTGCACACCATGCTGCTCGACAACCCTGACGACCCGGCCTGCCGCATGGCGCTGGGCAATCTGATCGAGCGCGTTCTGGTGCATCCCAGTGGCTACAAGGAGGGTTATGACGTCAGCCTGTTCGCCCGGCACGCGGCCTATTCGGGCACCCTGCCCCTGTTCCCGCAAGCCCGCGATAATAATCCCGTTAGAAAACAGGCACTTGCTCGTTCCAATATAGACAATGCCATTGTCCCGTCATTGCCTATATCGCAACTGGTATTCCTTGGCCGGTGGCGGGAAGCACCGAGGAGGGCGGCATGACCGTGTCTATTCGACATGGAGACTGCCGCGATGTGCTGCTGACTTTGCCAGAGAAGTCAGTGCATTGCTGCGTCACGTCCCCGCCCTACTTTGGCCTGCGGGACTATGGAACCGCGAAATGGGACGGAGGCGATCCAGCTTGCGCCCATGTCCCCGGCCCCGGATGGATCAAATCACAAATAAACGGAAGTAGCGGGCTAAACGGCGGCTTCGATAATCAGTCGGCATCGGCGACGAAACGATGGCTTAATCCTGACGGATCGTGCCGTTGCGGGGCTGTCCGCGTTGATAATCAGATCGGGCTAGAGGCAACGCCCGACGCATTCGTGGCTGAGATGGTTGCCGTGTTTCGAGAAGTGAGGCGCGTTCTGCGGGACGATGGAACGCTGTGGCTTAACCTGGGGGATAGCTACGCTTCACAACCCGCCGGAAACAAAACTCCATCTGGATTTAGCCAAACCCGCCCCAGCAGGCGAACCGGCAACGGCGATCAGGAAACCGTTGCGCTTCCCAAGAAAAACTTCGGCGTAAAGCCTAAAGACCTAATCGGCATCCCTTGGCGTGTAGCCTTCGCGCTACAGGCTGATGGCTGGTATCTGCGCCAGGACATCATCTGGTCGAAGCCCAACCCGATGCCAGAAAGCGTCACCGACCGCTGCACCAAGGCGCACGAATACATTTTCCTGATGAGCAAGTCGGCGAAATACCATTACGACGCCGATGCGATAGCTGAAGCCTCTGTTATTGGGGCTGGTGCCGTTAGGCGCAGTGGCGCCGTCGTCCAAGATGGCACGCTGCGGAAGGATGTCGGACGCCAAAGCGTCAACGACGGGACCAGAAACCGCCGTTCCGTCTGGGAAGTCGCCACCCAGCCCTACGCCGAGGCGCATTTTGCGACCTTTCCGCCGACACTGATCGAGCCGTGCATCAAGGCCGGGTGCCCAGGAGGTGGCACCGTTCTTGATCCGTTTCGGCGGCGCCGGAACCACCGGCATGGTTGCCGACCGGCTGCAACGCAATGCGATCCTGATCGAACTAAACCCGGAATATGCCGAGATGGCCAGGCGCCGGATAAAGGCCGATGGCGGCATGTTCGCCGACGTTCATTGAGCCCCTAAGAAATGGTAAATGCTATGAATTTTGCCGCTGTCCCGTCATTGCCTATATCAGACCGCCCGATCTTCCTTGGCCGGTGGAAGGAACCATCAAGGATAGCGGCCTGATGGTTACCGCCGCAGCAGCTCGATCGCGTCCACCCCCAGGGCCCGCGCCAGCCGCTCGATGTTGTCGATCGAGATGTTGCGCTCGCCGTGTTCCACCGAGCCGATATAGGTCCGGTGCAGGCCGGCCTCATGGGCCAGCCGCTCCTGGGACAGGCTGCGGGCAATCCGCGCCGCCTTCAGGTTTGCGGCGAAACATTTCCTTAAGGGTCGGTTGTTCTTGCGTGGCATGGGCGGAATTCCTCCCAGCCCGGACGCCTATCGGTCGACAGACTCTAGTAGGAGTTTTGCCCAAAAATAGGGCACGGTTGTCACTCCACAATGTAGACTTTAAGTGGCAACCTTTTGCCCCGTTGTGTATTACACCTGTTGTAAGTCTGGAAGCCAAAGCTGAGTGCCACTCCCGCTTGCGCCGTCGGGACCGGCGCCGGGCGACCTGCGGCGCGTCGAGGAGGGGTCGATGATGACTCCGCTCCTCAAGGCTGCGTTGGGTGGTGCTGCGTTGTGGTCGGTGATGCTGATCGCCGTCACGGAGCGCGATCCCCCTCGCCCCTTTGCCAGCGTCCCCGATCCAATCACGGAGCGCTGGCTACCCGAACCCGAACTGCTGCGGAAATCTGATCGACTTCCTCTGCCCCCAGTCGAGACGATCGGCCCCGCAACGGTGGAGCCGGCGGCGGAGCCGCCTTCGTCGCCGGCGCTCATCCCCGAACCCAAACCCCGCCCCAGGACGATCAGCCACCACGCCAGCCTCGACGTCTGCACCCGTCACGGCATGCGCAAGGTGACGACACATGGCGGCCGTTCCTGGCGCTGCCGGAGGTCCGCATGAAAAAAATGGAATGGAGAAAGGCCGAGGCCGAGAAACTCAAGCGGGCCAAGTTGAAAAAGGCCACGACTGTTGCAAGCGGCAAGTACCCTCTCGGCGGCGTCGAGAAAACGCGCCGCCACAAGCCGCCACCGGTCACGCTGGCCAGCCCGCGGACATTACAGAAACTGATCGATGAGAATTAGGCTGGGCTATTTAGTTTTGATCTTTAGAACGACCGTCTGGTCCATTATACGGCCTTCCATGGTCGAGACCCGGTTGAGCACGTCATAGGCCTCGGCCAGCACACCCGCCGACAGCCAGATCGTGGTGGAATTGTCCGCCATGATCTCGTTCTCCGCCACCAGGCCATCCGGAACGAACCATTCCGACGCCGAGATCACATCAGGCGGGCTGAGCCTCGGCGACCAGTCGATATTGTAGTCCAAATGCTCATCCGGATCCTTGGGTGGCCATTGTGGAAACGCCATGACTTTCTCCTCTTGCCTGGATGGTCCTGAATTCCTCGGGCGCCGACACGCTGCGGAGTTCCGCCGGCACGCGCACCATGCGCGCCGCGGTGGCAGCCTTGACGGTGCGGATCTCGGCTGCCACCGCGATACTGCGAAGCTCGGCCACGGCCTGCACGGTGCGGTCGGAGATCGTCCATTCGCCACCGAAGATCCGCGCCACGTTGCCGGTCAGGACATAGTGGCCCGGCTCGGCGACCACGGACCATAGGCCGATCCGGTTGATGATGGCCGAACTGCCAGTCAGGGCATAGGACGCAGCGGCTGCCTGCAGCTTCCTGGCGCGGCGCAGGATGGCCGGCTGGCCGGTGATGGCATACGAGCTGCCGGCGGCCGGTAAACGCCAGTTGTACAGCACCAGCGCCGGTTTACCCGATAGGGCATAGGCACCGGTTTCTGCGGTGACGACCTTGCGCAGCCGGGCCAGCGTGACCGCCGCACCTGTCAATGCGTAGTTGGCCGAGCCGACCAAAACCTTATAGCCGTGCCACGGTCTCGCTGAACCGCCTGTCAGCGCATAGCTGCCGCCGATCGGCGCGAACAGTTTCAGGCTGCGCCGTGCAGAGGCGTCGGTGCCCATCAGCGCATAGGAACCCGGCGCCGCGGTGATGGTCCTGGCCGGCACATGGTTGATCGTGGCAGTGCTGCCCGTGACGGCGTAGCTGCTCGCGGCCGCGATAACCTTGTAGCCGTGCCACGGTCTCGCTGCGGTGCCGGTGACGGTGTACGAACCACCGAGCGCCGCGTGCTTCCAGGTGTGCAGGACCGAGGCCGCGGCACCGGACAGCGCATAGCTTGTGGTGCCGGCAACCAGGAACTTGTTCGCGAACTTCGTGACCGTGGTCGCGGCGTTGCCGGTGACGGCATAACTTCCGGCCAGTGCTGCCGGCTTGTAGGTCCGCCGCATGGTCACGGCGGTGCCGCTCAGTGCATAGACGCCGCTCGCCGCCGAGACGAACTTGTCGGAACGGATCTGGAAGTTGACGGCGGTGCCGGTCAGCGCATAGACGCCTGGTGCTGCGCTCAGCAAGTCCCTGTGAATGACGAACGTGGCGGCATTGCCGGTCAGCGCATAGGCGGCCGGCGTCGTCGCGACAACCTTCCAGCCATGCCGGACATTGGCCGCGGTGCCCGTCAGCGCGTAGCTGCTCGAGCCGGCAGCCAGCGACTTGTTGGCAAACCTGGTCAGCGTCGCCGCGGTGCCGGTCAGTGCATACGAACCGCCGCCGGCGATCGGCCGCCAGGCGTGCAGCACCGCAGCCGCAGATCCCGTCAGCGCATACGAACCGCCAACCGCCGCCAGCGTCTTGAACGTGCGCTTGATGACCGCCGCGTCGGTGCCGGTGAGCGCATAGGACGCCGCGCCGGCTGTCAGCCGATCCTTATGCAGGACGTTGGTGGTGGCAGCACCGGCGAGCGAGTAGGTGGCCGGCGTTGTCGCGACGACTTTCCACTGATGCAGCAAGTTCGACGTCGCCGCACCGGTGACCGCGTAACTGCCGCCGCCTGCCGGCAGCGTTTTGTTGACAAGCAGAATTCCCTTGGTGACTGCGGCATCGGTGCCGGTCAGCGCATAGGATCCGCCGAGCGCCGCCGGCCGATACTTGTGCAGCAGGCTGGTGGTGGATGCTCCCGTCAGCGCGTAGGCGCCACCCGTCGTCGCATCGATCCGCGACTTGTGCAGGACGTTGGTCGTCGATGCACCGGCGAGCGCATAACTCGCTGCCGTGGTCGCGTCGATCCTGCGCTTGACCAGCACCGGCGTTGTGGTGCCGGTGAGGAGATAGCTGCCGCCGCTCGCCGTCAGCGGATGATCGACCGGCCCAGTGGTGCGGACCACAGCCTCATTATATTTCCAGGTGCCGCCGTCATTGGCCAGATACGGGATGACATACTGGGTCCCGCGCAGGTAGATGGCCTGGTTCTTTGAGACGTTGGCATCGGCGGCGGTGACGGTCGCCGTGAACACGTCGGTGCCGGTGCCGAACGTCGCGCCGTTGTCGGTCGATTTCTTGGTGTAGAGATCGCTGTCGGCGCTGTTCTGGTACAGCGCCCAGGCATCGGTGCCGTCGTCGGTGGCGCGGACCGGCGTGCCGAATGTGATGCTCGCCGCAGTGACAGTCGGGTTGTCGGCACTGTCCCAGCGGATCGATTGCGCCGCGGTATATCCTACATGCTTGATCGTGCCGGAACTGTCATACCGACATGCGTCCTGTACCGCGGTCGTTGCGCCCGTAGACGCCACCGTGCCAAGCACGTTGGCGCTAGTCAGGTGTCTCTGAAGCGTGTTGGTGCCGTTGAAGAAAAGAAGGTGCGTGCGATCAGACGAACCCAATACGGCAATCGGTACAGTGTTATTGACCCCCAACCCGGCGTCGACCAGTGCTTCGGCAGCGGCAAAGGTATTTACGCCGGTGCGTACCCGATAATAGACACGCGCCCATTGCGTTGAGACCTTGGTTTGCAAACCGTTGTAGAAGCAAACCACATTGCCGTTAGAGCGGACAACCAGCGAGCAGCCCCAGCCCGATGCGGCGGATCCGGTGAGGATCTGTGCCGCGCTGACCGTCTCTGTCGTCGCCAGGAACGTATCGGTCGCCGCGTCGAACGACAGATACTTCGTCGCGACCAGCGTTGCCGGCCCGGTGCCGTCCTGCACCAAGAGATGGATGACGTTGCCGACCTGATAGCCCGCGATGTTGAGGATTGCGGTCGTGAAGCCGGTGCGGGTGGCGATGGAGGACCAGCCGGTTGTTGCGTCACCGGATGGACCCATCACAACAAGACTGGCATCCGTTGTAATGGTGCTCCAAGTGCCGCCATTATCAAAACCGCTTTTTTCGGAAGAGTTTACCTCCGCTCCCTGCGTACCAAAATTGTAATAATTGCTTGTATTATTACCACCACTTCGGCTTATGACGGCTGCATATTGGGTGCTGCCAGTCAGCGCAACCGGCGACGAAAATGTAAATGTGTATTGGGTCATCGTAGTGCTAAGCGACGATCCGCTGATCGTCGTCGCTGACCCCAGCGACGTTCCGGTTACCAAACCAGCACCGTTCGTCGCATAAATATCCATCTGTAAATTATCGGTCGGCGTTCCCGTCTTGGTCAGGAACATCGCAACTTGACCGACACTACCGCCGCCAGATGGCATGGTGAATGATTGCGAACGGCGCGTTGAAGATACAACATCACCAAAAGAAAATGGATTGGTGTTTGCCGTCGTAATCGTAAAGAATGTCGCTGCTAGCCCCGCCTTATACGCTTGCAGCGTGGTGGCGGTGGTGCCGTCGCGACCGAAGAAGTAGTAGGCGTCGGAGAGGGTGACAGTTTTGTTGACGACAATCTGATAATCGCCGTTGCCCGTTGACCATGTCGTGCCGTTGTACAGCCAGAAGCTGCCACCCGCATAAACGCTGGTAGCGCCACTTGAGTTTATTTTCGGGAAATTCGAGACATCGGCGCCTCCTGTGCGCCAGAACCTGACGGCAAACGTCGCACTTGCGGAAATTGTCGGCGGTGAGGCAAACGTGAACGTAATCGCGTTGGCCGTCGCAAATCCCGTTCCCGTTATGCTTGAGCAAGGGACGTTGGCGCTGGTTGCGAGCACCGATCCGTTGGCGTCGGTGGCGGTAATTTCAGCATAAACGTTGTCAGCCGGTGCCCCGGTTATCGACATCCATACCGTGACGCTCGGTATTGTGAGCGCGCTGGCACCGTTGGTGAGCGTCTGCGCAAGAGCCGTCGTAGTTGTGCCGCCGGTGAGATTGGCGGCGGTGGTCGCGACGACAGCCGTGTCGATCCCGACGCCTGCATAATTCCCAGCCGCCACCTTGAACGGCCCGACAGGTGCGACCGCCGTCGAGATGCCGGTGATGGTGACGGGCAGGGCCATCTACTTCAAAAGCTCCCTGCCGCGTTCAAACAGCGGCCCGGTTGCGGTGTCGCGCTTCATCAGATCGCGGCGTTGATTGCGGGTATGACTTCGGAAATATTCCCGGCAGTCGAACATCCGGCACTGATACGGTGTGCGGTCCCAGATCGTGCAGCCGCCATCGCCGAGATAGAAGCAATTGCCGTTGGGAAGCCGGTCGAGTATCGCGACAGGCGGCTTGTCCAACCCGTCGCGATACCACGAAGCGGTGACGTACTGCGACGCGTCATCGCCCCGATCGGGCTGCATCTCCACCATCATGCTGTGGCAGCATAGCCGGCAACCGTTGCATGGCACTTCTGCGCGCAGCATTATCCCACTTCCCACATCGGCCGCTCGTCGCCGCCGCCGAGGCAGAAGCGACGATGCTGTTTGCCGCACCGGCAATGAAAGATGTAGATGTCCGGCGCGGTTTCTTCGGGGCGCGATCGCCACGCCTCGATCTCATGGTCTTCGGGATGTCGGCAGCACAACGCGATCAGCTGGTTATGCTCGAGCGCTTCCAGGAAGCGATCAGGGATCAGCCCGCGCAGCTTCCTGACCGGATGGCGCTTGCAGGCCAGCACCATGGTGACCGGCCTGGCGTCCTTCATGTAATGGTCCATATGTTGGCCCCGAAATCTAATGTGAGCGTTTCGCCTGTCGCCACCGTGAAAACGCTCCCGTAATCCCACGACGCCCACAGATCCTTGGCCGTCGCGGTGGAATCATAGATCGAGACGTAGCGCCCGGTGGTCGACGCGCCGAGGTTGCCGCCCGATGCCGTCCACACCACGTCGGTGCCGGTCGCGGTGACGGTGCCGCCGGTCCGCGTCGAGTTGAACGTGATATCGGATCCGTCGGTGGTGTAGCCGTTGGAGCCGGCGATCTGCACCAGGTCGGTCAGCACGCTGTCGGTAGCCGTGATCGGCGCGTCGGTGTGGATGACGGCTTTCCACAGGTCAGTGGTCCCGAAAGCGTCGACCAGCTTGTTGCAGAGTTTCTCGATCGCGGTGTCGTATTTGGTGTATGTCGCCAAGATAGGCCTCCATCTTTCCAGGGGTTAAATTACATCACGGAAACAGCACATAGGCGAGCAGCGCCAGCAGTGTGATTGTCAGGACGAACAGCCCGACCAGAACCATATCGCGCCGGCTCAGCATCCTCGGCAGATCTTCGGCTGGCTGGTGTCGAGCGGCGGCATCGGATCGATGTTGCTACCTGTAGACCCAAAAGTGCGGCAGGCCCGGACCTCCGCCGAGCACGCCGGAAAGCCAGACCACGATGGCAATCAAACACAACAAGGCGACGATGATCTGCCCGAACTTGTAGACGTTCGCCGGGATCGCCCAGCCGAACATGCCGGTGATCACCCAGACGATCACGTAGGCGATCAGGCAGATGATCGCGATGTAGAGCATCAGGTTCAGAAAACTGATCAGTATGCCCATGGCTCATTCCTCCGGTTGGTCGACCGCCTGCGGCATCGGCTCGGTCATCGCTTTAACGACCTTGTCCGGCTTGCCGTCGTAGTTCTCGTCGGGAATGTTCTGGAACAGCAGGCTTTCGGACGCACGCCGCCGCACCAGGCCGGGCAACACCTTGCCGCCGCCCTTGTTCCATTTGTGGAATTCCTGCGCCGCGCCCGCGAAGTCGCCCGCGTTTACTTTTTTAAGGAGAGTTGACTTAGCAAGGTTTCCCTCTCCGCAATTGTAGCAGAACGACACCAGCGCATCGTACTGATAATCAGTAAGGGGCACCGTGACCAATCGGCGTACAGCCTTTTCAAAGCCTTCCATGTCTTCGCTGAAAGCTGCATGGCATTCTTCAGCCGTCCATCGAGTAGTTGCATCGAACTTCCTGCCGTGGTGGTTGGTGTGGCCCCAGCCGATCGTCAGCACGTTGGCCGGACAATGATAAGCTTTGTACTTGCCTTCGTGCGGCTGCAGGCAACCCTCGAAATGCTTGACCAGGTTGGCGCCGGCCGCGGTCAGCTTGCGATCCTCGTTCATGATGGCCTCCCTTCATTTGATCGGCTTTCCCAGCTCGCGGGTCATGATCTCGACGACCCGGTCGATCCGCGCCTTGTTGGCCTCGGTCTCTTTCTCGGTAACGGTGAGGCGGTTGTTGATCTCGGCCAGGTGCGGCGAACCGCGCACTTCCAGCGTGTTGACGCGGCTTTCCAGCTTGGTCATGTAAGCAGTCATCGACAGCACCGCGGCGCCGATCGCGATGAACTGCGCGATCAGGAAATAGACCAGGGTCGAGTTTTGCTTGACCCAGGATTTCAGTTCGGTCACAGGCCTACCTGGTTTCTCAACCAGGTATCGAGTGCGGCAACGGCGGTGGCGTCGGAATAGCCGGTAGCAACCCCGGACACTGCGATGGCGCCGCCCCAACTGTCCGATCCATCGGTCCCCAGCGCAAAATTGCCACCCGTGGCCCAGTTGCCGCCCAGGGTCGCCGATGTGGCTGCAACCCCGTCGATGTAGATGGTGATCACACCGCTCGAACTGACGGTGCCGATGATTCGGCGCGGCGTCGAGTAGCTCATCGTCGTGCTGATCGATTGGGTGCCGTTGCGGAACAGCCGCACCTGCGGCGTGCCTGGGCTCCTGGCGATACACCAGGATTGAGCGCTGTTGTCGTCGGTGTTGCCTGGCGAGGCATAATGGAATAGCCGGGCAAAACTGCCGCTGAAGGTTTCTATTTGAGCCGCCGCAAACACGGTCAGCGTGTTGCCGGTGCCCATCGGAAATGCGGTGCTGTTGACGAACGAGCCGTTGAACATCATCGACGGGCGCGAGTTGAAGCCGGTCGCGTTATAGGTTGCCCGGCTGAGGCCGGTTGAGTTGGCCAGGTTGGTTCCGGCGCCGCTTAGATCGGCGATGGCCAGAACATTGGAGCCTGAAAGCGTCAGGCTTGCCGTCACCGCCGCATCCCACCAGCCGATCAGGCCGGTGACCGGTGGCGACCCGGCGGCCCGGCTGACATTCGCCGCAGTGCCGGTGAGACCGTAAGAACCTACGCCGGCAACTACCGCTTTCCTTGCATAGTTCAGGTTTGCGGCACCGCCGACCAGCACATAGGAGCCACTGCCAGCCGCCACCACTCTCAGGATGGTCGCTTTCCGGACCTCCGCCACCGTGCCGGTCAACAAATAATCGCCAGGACTGGCCGTGACCTTGCCGGTCGTGACCGTGCCCGTTCCGCCAGCATCGAATCCAACGAGTTGCGTTAGCCTGAGCACTCTTCAATCGTCCGTTGCGGTCGACGTGGCATAGAACACCTGGACGCCGTGCAGTCGCGCATCGATTGGCAACGTATCGCCGGCATCCGATGGCGTGCGACCGATCCGCAGCATGATCAGATCGCCCACCGCCGGCGTGCCGACAGCCGTCATGGCGGCAGTTTCGTCGCTGACATATTGGGTGTTGGTCGTGCCACCGGTATCGACGACCGTCACGGCGGTGCCAAAGGCGCGATCCAGTGTGTCGGTGTTCGAGACGGCCACACCGGCAATCGCAAACGCCACACCGAAATTGGTTGTAGTGGCGGCGTGCGACCAGAACACCTTGAAAGCGAGAGTGCCCAGATCCCACGACTTTGGCATCGCAATATCGAACTGGGCATATTCAGCCGTGGCCGCATCGAAATCGAGTGTCCGCACCATGTTCTTGTTGGTGGCCATCTCGACGGCGCCGATCGCCGGGCCGTTGCTGGTGCGCGGTATCATCGCCGCAGCCGGCACCCAGATGGTTTGCCGGCCGACCGCCGCAACGCCGGCCGCCACCTCCTCCAGCGCATCGGCGACATTGGACGAGGTTAGGCTCGATCCGGTTGCCGGGACGAAATCGACCGCGTCTGCACTGGTAAAGCCCCAGCCGACCGCATAGTCCGTGGTGGTGGTTTTCTTCAGGAGCTGCCCGACCGCGCCGCCCGATGGCAGCGAAGATCCAGGCGTCTGAATCATCAGCTGGTAATAGTCATGGCCGCTGCCGTCGTTGGCGCCGGGATCGAACGTCGATCCCGAGGTGTGGTCGAAGATGACGACATAGAGCCCGCCGTTGACGGTGAATGTATCCATTACCGAATAGACGGTGGAAGGCGCCCAGGTTCCACGGTCGCGGAACGTGGCGACCGGCAGAACGTAGGGACCGAGCACGGTGGCATCGGTCATGTGGACGTACATATTGACGCCGACGATCTCGAAATGGTCGATGCCGGCCGCCGGATCCGGCCGCGCCTCCTGCGCGATCATGCGCTGCACCAGGTCCCAGAAATTGATGTCGACCTGCGCCGCCGTCAGGTTGAAGCCCTGGCCCGTGCCCCAGCGTGCAAGGTCGTCGGTGCGGTAGGTTTGCGTCACGTCTTTTTCCTCTTAGACATAGACCACCTTGTCAGGATTGAATTTCTTGTTGATCTGGCTCATGGCGAGCGGAAACGCCGCTGCGCTCTCTCGCGTCAGTGTCCAGGTCACACCGTCCTCGGATCGCCAGACCTGGTTGTTGGCCCGGCCCGGCCCGGAGCCGCCGGCGCCGATCAGAAAGAACCCGCCGCTTTTGTCCCGTGTCTTGACGAAGGTCGAGCAATAGGAACTGCTGAAGTACTGAACCATAGCGGCGTAATTGAACGTTGACGGCGGCCCCAGTAATTTGTTCGTCCAGATCACGCCGTCGGGTGACGTGGCGACACTGCTTGCGATGACGTAGTAAGGCCAATTGATATTGGGATCGATGTGGCCGGGGTTGAGTGCATTGGCGTTGTTGTTGAGATTGTTGTTCTTGTAGAGCGCCGGCGCCACGAACAATCCCAGCTTGTCGCTGAAGCACACGGTCGACGCGCCGCCGGAATCGTTGGCGATATCCGTCGATGGATGGGTCGGGAAATTGTCGGTGCCGTAGCCTTCCGACAGATCGAATTTCGGCGTCCACCTGATGCCGTCACTTGAGACCGACGACATGAAATTTTTGTCGAATGCGGTGGAGGTTTGGATGTCGTCGCCGGCCTCCGCGGTGTGGATGGTGTACTTGAAACGATAACCGCGCGTGAACGATCCGGTCGTGACATAGCGCTTGTTCTTCTTGTCGTAGGCGACCGATCCGCCGATCGGATCGGGCTGGTTGGCACCCGCGCCATCCGGATTGCAGACCGACGAAGCGTCGACACCCACAAACGGGTTGACGCCATAACTGAATATCTGTCCGTCGAACGAGACGGCCATGTGGACGTTGTTGGCATCCTCGGCCAGATACTGGATGAAGAAAGCGTCCCCAGCAAAGCCGCAGGAAAATGCGCCGGCGTTATGGTAGCTCGGGAATGTGCCGATCGTCGTCCACTCCATCACACCCACGTTGTTCAACACCCCGCGCCGGATAGAGTTGTCGGTGCCGCCGAACCAGTTGCCGTCGACCACGATGAAACAGGCCGGCGATGCCGGTGGCCCATCCTTCGGCTTGCCGAATGCGACCAGGTGATAGCCGTTGCCGATCACGGTCTTGCCCAGCCCCGAGGATCCGCCAAAGCTGTCCGCGCCGAACTGCTCGATGTCGAATTCCAGACCGTCCTTGGTGGACATGGTCAGCGTCGGTGCGCCGAAGCCGCCGTTGGGCATCCCGATCGCGACCTGCTTCAGCGGTGCGAACTGACAGTTGACGATGGCCTGGAACGGATCGAGCGCCCATGGCGGATCGAAGCCATGCACCGGATTGACCGGCCCCTCCGCCTTGTCGGTAATGGTGAGGTAGTGCGAATTCTTCAGGCTGAACTGCACGCCCTGGTTCTTGCCCTCATCCTCCTTGCGACCGGATTGATCGAACGTGTACGAGACATACTGCACCTCGATGAACTGATCCTTGTCCTCCTTCGAGGTGTCGTTTACGTCGACAAAATCATACTGGTCGGAGGCGACGACATAGGCTTTCAGCGAAGAGTCGGCGGCCGTGGCCGCGTCGACCTTGTCGTCGATCTTGGTGTCGCGGTGAAAGCAGCGCCGCGCCTCCACCATGCGCACCTGGTTGTCGGCCGAGGTCCGATTGCCGCGGCGAACGCCGAGCCGGTTGACGTCGGTCGATTCGTTCCAGGCCATCTCGATGACGGTCCGGACCGGGATCCATTCCTCCGGATCCTCCTGGTCCTCCTCGTCCGGCGAACATATCTTCAAGGTACCTTCGGCGCGCGCCGGGTTACCTTCCTCGCTGTAGTCGGCGCCTTCCGGGTCATCCATCCAATGAAGCCGGCGATAGACGCCCTGGAATTGGCCGCTCGGCGATTTAGTGCTGATGCGGAAGATGTCGATCCGCTCGATGTCGAGCCAGATATCCTGCAGCACTTCTTTCTGTTTGTTGGTGCCGAAGATCCGGACGGTGTGCGAGGCGCGAATGTCGTTGTCGGAAAACCCCATTCACCGCCCCGGAACGCTCGAGCCCATCGGCGAGCCGATGATGCCCTGGCCGAACTTGCCGACGAACTGGCTGTGATGCGCGCCTGCCAGCGGCGTCTTGCGCTCGGTCTCATACTTGGTCATGTAGTGGGTTTCGGTGAAGTTATAGTTGCCCTGCAGCACCTTGCCCGAGGCACTGCGGCCGATGCGCAGGATCACGTTGGGGACGCCGATCTGGCCGGGCTGATAATAGGTCTGCGCCGGCGTGATCTCGCCTGTCTGGAACGGCCTGACCAGGCTTTCGAGTTCGCCACTCACGATGTTGCCCTTGCAATCATCACCGCACCCGATTGCAGATCGATCCCCATTGGCACCGCGAGATCGGTAAAGGCGACATTATAGACCTTGTTGAACGGCCCACCGTTCACCGGCTTGAACTGGAATTCCTGCCACGACGGATTTTCCTTCAGCATCTTCGGCAGCGAATTGGCCTGCAACAGCGTGATCTGCTGTTGCCGCCGGTATTGCGCATCGAGCGGCGTGGCGCCATCAAGCCGCGACAAGGGTTGCTGCGCCAGGTTGGCGGCATCGGCCATAGCCGTCAGCGCCGCATCGGAAACATCCGCGCCCTCATGCCAGACGTCGATCGCCGTGATCATGTCCCGCGTCAGCGGGAACGTCAGCCCGTCGTCAACAACGGTATAGGCCGGCGGCGCATAGCCGAGGTCGGTGGTGCCTGGCAGCACGATGGTTGCATTGTCAAACCATTGATAGCCGTCATCGACATAGCCGGCAGCCACATAGGAAGGATCACCTTCCACTTCCTCGACCGCGTTGCCCTTCCCCGCGCAGCAGGCGATCGTCACCCGGCAGCCGGCGACGCCGCTATCGCTGACGGATAATTCCGCGCCCTTGATCTTGCCGAGCGCCACCCCGCCGGCAATGCGCGGATCGTGAAGCGTGGCGGTCTTGCGGGTCGAGACGCCAACCCCGCGCGCATAGTCGCAATCGAATGCGACCTCGATGCAGCGCGCGCGGTACAACAGTTTAGCCCGCACCAAAGCCGCCAGATATTCCAGGCTTTGCCGGCCGCGGTCGGTGGCAAAATAGGTCGCAGTGTGGACGTCGCCCGGTATGCCGCCGGCCGGAATGATGCCGCTTCCGATTGATGTCCATGTCACCGAGCCGTCGCTCGTGGTGGCGTGCAGCGTCTCATCGAACGGCGGGACCAGGTATAGCGCGCCAGTCGTGCCCGACGTCGTCGCCATGAAATGCGCGGTACCCGATGGCAGCGACATGCCGAGCGATGTCCACTGCGACGAACCGGCAGCGGTGACCGTTCCCCATGTGGTGGAAAATGCCGGGCTGGCATTGGCCGGGATCTCGCCGGCGAGCGTGCAAACCTGGAACGAGCCGTTGGCGGCCTGCACGATCTGCCCTTCCGAAACCGATAGCCCGACTTGCGGAAACACATGCGTGCCCGGCAGCATCAGGGTTCCGAACGCCACATAGAACGGCCGGCTCGGCAGGATGATCGCTCCGGCGGCAACGTGCGAGATCGCAGTCCAGTCCGTGGCGTTCTCCGGCGGCGTGGCGGCGCCGAGCGACGACCATGTCACGCTGCCGTCGACCGTGGTCACGCCTTCGATGTCGGAAAAGTCCGGCGCGACCGTGCCAGCGGTGCCTGCGGTGGTGCAGACCTGCGCGCTCTTTCCTCCCGGCAGGCTGGGGTTGTCCGGAAAGATGATCTGGCCGACAGCGACCGCCGTCCCGGCGATGCTGTTCCAGTTCAACAGGTCGAGGATCGGCACCCCGACGTCGGCGCCGGATCGCGTCATCACTTCCGAGTTCTGTGACAATTCCGGCTGCGTCAGGACGGCTTGCGTGTCGGCCGCCACCCGGAAGATCACCCGCTCGGTTCGCGCCCGCGTCGCGTTGTATTGCAACACCAGGGAGGCTGCCACCGACCAGCCCATGATGTAGCCGGTGGTCTCTTCATAGTGCAGCGGGATGTTAACCGGCGCCGGATCGCCGTTGCCGTCGACCGCGAACGGATCCATGAAGCCGGGCTGCGATTTCCAGGTCAGCACCTTTTCCTTGTAGATGCTGCCGCCCATCGGCATCGAATAGCTGCTGCTCTGGCTCAGCGTGTCGCCGTCCGAATGCTCCTTTTCGTTGTTGGTCCATGATGACGAATAGCTGACGGTGGTCGATACCGCCGCGCCCGCGGTGTCGAAAGCATCGCTGAAGTAGACCTTGTAGCCGCCGCCGATATCGGTCTGCGCTTTCGGCCAGTCCGAGATGATACCGTCGCCGCCGATGCCGGTGAACTTGCGGTAGCCATTGGTCGCGTCGACGATGCCGCGCGCGCTTTGCGTCCACGACACCGAGGCGTCCATCAGGATCGCGGTGGCCGGCGGTTGGCCGATCGTCATTTGCATGGCGTCATAGAAATGATCGTCGGCGGTGAAGTCCAGATTGCTGTCGCCGGTGATGATGTCGTTGGCGGTGACCTCATGCGTCACCGGATCGACATCCCAGACCTTGGCCCAGGCTTCCAGAATGCTGTTGGGATCGTCGCGCTGTCCGACGTCGATGAACACCGGATCGTAGAACGGCGACACCTTCAGCGTCTCGGCGACGCGCTGCACCCGCTGTTTGTAGTCGAGGGGATCGGCGACCAACTGCAGCTTGATCACTTCCTCGAAAATCTCTGCCGGCGTGCCGACGACGCGGCCGAAGAACAGCGGCACGATCGCACTGCCATTGTCCCAGGCAAACCAGGCCCAGTATTTTCGCGCCGGATTGAGGATGCCGATATGCGGGTTCTGGATCTCGATCTCGAGCAGCGGCTTCTCGCCCTCGGCCAGGATCCGCTTGGCCGCGAAGATGTATTCATCCATGCGGTGGTGGCTGACGTCGAAGGTGATCTCGTCCGGCTCGACCCAGGCAAAATAGAACGGCCCCGCGATCGGCATGTCAGATTTCCCTTAAAGAAATCTGCCATTGATAGTCGTGCGCGTATTCGTCCATCGATTGATTGTAGTCCGTCACCATGAATGCGATCTGCGGATAATAGTAAGTGAAGCCGTCCGGCGTGGTGCGCGGCGTGGTTCCCGGCACAACGGTGCGGCCGGCCGAGCCGCCACTCGTCACATAGGCCAGTTCGCAAACGCAATTCACCAGCACCGCCTGCCCTGGCCAGATGCCGTCGAACCGCGGTGCCTGCTGGTCGGTGCAGGAGATCACGCTTTCATATTTCTGCATCTGGACAAGTCCGAGCCAGCGCAACTCGCCGTTGACGGTGCGGCGTGGCGTTGGCTTGGCTTCGGAAACCGGCGTCAGTGTCTGCGTCAACCCGCGCGCGCTATACAGCGGCACGCCGATCGGCGACATCACCAGCAGGGTAAAGTTATTGTCGGCGCCGATCGTCATCCGACGAAGCCCGGCTTCCGCCCGGTCGAGGTCATCCGCCTGGTGACCGCCAGCCGCGACAATTGATCGACCGCGCTCGCACCGGCCATCAGCCTCACCGAGCCGTGGTCGGTGCGAAGATCCACCGTGCCGAGATGCCCGACCAGGCCGCCATCGGCAAACCGCGGCAGTCCCGGCACGACACCGCCGAGCGCAAACCGTCCGATGCCGGACCCGTGCCGCAGTGCTTCCAGCAATGCCAGCACGCCTGGCTGCCGCACCACCGAGGCCGGCATGATGTGCTCGCCACGCGAGACCCAGGCGAGGTTGCTGTCCGAGGTGCCGGTGCCGCGACCGCCGATCAGGCCGCCGGCTGCATTGCCGGGGATCGGCGTGGTCGAACCTGGCTCGCCACCACCGCCGCCGAATAATCCCGCCCCGAGCGCCTTGGCCATGTCGACGATGATTTGTGCCAGCTTGACCTCGAGCTCGCCGAGCTTGGTGAAGATGCCGACGATCGCGTCCACCGCGGCCGATCCCCATGCGGCCCAGTTCTCCGGCTTCAGCGCCGCGTTGATGCCGTCCAGGATGGTTGTCAGGGTTCGGAGTTCATCGGCAGTACTGGTCAAGCCCTGCCTGCCAATCGACTCCATCAGGTTCTTCCACGACGCCGACATCTTGTTGGATTCTTCTTGAATGATAGTCGACGTATTGGCTAACCCTTGGGTCAGCGTCGGGTATTTGGCGACCAGCGCGTCGATCGAGGCGCCGTTGTCCTTCAGCGAAATAGTGCCGGCATTCATCCCCTGCACCAGTTCGGTGCCGGCCGCGGTGCCCAGGTCCCGCAGCGCCAGCGCGTTGCGGTTCGTGATGTCGGTCATCCCGGCCAGTTGGGTAACGAACGCCTTGAACCCAGCCTCGGCGCTGCCGGTCGTTTGCTGCAGCTCGCCAAGCGACTTGATTCCGCTGTCCGAAATGGTGCCACCCAGCTCGAGAATTCCCTTCTTCGCCGCATCGGCCGCCGGGCCGACACCCTTCACCGCCTCGGTCAGCACGTTCCACGGTCCACTGCCGACGCCGGTGCCAGGACGTTCCTGGATCGCCTTGATGGCGTCGGCAACCGCTTTCAGCTTGCCCTGCTCCATGGCCGAATTGATCTTCTCGATGCCGGAGGCAACCGCATTGGTCGAGAATCCAGCCTGCTCGAGGCCCTGCTTGAACTGGCTGAACTTCTCGATCGAGATCCCGGCCTTGATCGCCGCGGCATCGGCCTTGTTGATGGCTTCAGCGGCGGCATTCATACTCTTGACCAGCACGGTACCAACAGCGACAGCCGCGATCCCGATCGGCCCCAGCGCACGGCCGAACGCGGCAGCCGCCGCGCCGACATTGGCAAACCCGGTCTCGATCTTCTGCACGACGCCGACCAGGCTTTCGAGCTTCGTGGCCTGCGCCACCGCAGCGGTGATCTTGTTCAGTGCGTCGACGCCTGTGATGCCCATGTCCTTGAGCTTCTGCGTCACCTCTTCGGGTTTCAGGTTCTTCAAGCCGCCGGTCTTTGCGGCCTCCGCGGCAATTTTCTGAAACGCCTTCTGGCCTTCCTCGCCAATGTCGGCGAGTTGCTTCTGGATCTCCTTGCCGCCTTCCAGCGCGATCGTGATCGAGAGTTTTTCGGCCATTATTTATCCTTGAAATTCCGAATGAAGAATTCGGCCATACGCTTGAGGTTTTTCTGCACGATCTCGGTGATGTGGAAAACTTTCTTGATGGTGACGGACGGCACGCCGACATAGAGCGGCTTGCGGTGGCGGTCATGGTCGGCGGCGTCGAACAGCATCGGATGGCCGTTGATGGTCGCCGAGACCAGTTTCTTGCCGGACTTCGAAGGTGCCGGCCCGGCGCGCGTGGTCGGGATCCACAACAGCGGCTTGCCGGAAATCGTCGCGCCGTGCTCGAACACGCCGGCGATGCCGTAGCGGTGGAAGATCGTGGCCTGCGCATTCAGCGATGCCGCCTGGTCCTTCTTCGCGCCCTTGGTGCGGTACTGCAAACCCTGCTGCCAGTTGGCGCGGAAGTTCGGCCCTGCCGCGGCGATGTCCTTGCGCCCTTCCTGCACCGAGGCGGCGGCGACCTCGCGCAGTGCCGCCACCGCGGCCTCGGCGACCGGCTTCTGCTTGTCGCGGATCGCGGCCAGCCAGTCCGGCGTGTTGCTGGTGACCTTGAACTCGGCCATTTACCTAACCTTTGGCGTGGATAAGCAACAATTTGGCGCAAATAGACATGGACTGGTCGGCATCTGGGTCGTTAGGGTGGCCGGTTG